GAAGAGGCTGTATCCATTGTTGCGGCGAAATACGGTTTCGCCGCGCCCGCGCCCGCGCCCGCCGGCCGACAGACCAACGTGCAGCGCAATGTCGACGTGGCGAATCGCCAGCCGCCGGATTTGGAGAGCGTCGGCCATGACTCCAATATGAGCGGCGCGCAAAGTTCGCTGCCCGATATCACCAAACTGTCGGACGAAGAGTTCGACGCGCTGCCGGAAGAGACCAAAGCGCGGATGCGCGGCGATAACAAATTCGGCTAAAGCCCCTCGGCAAGAAACGAGGTTTACTCGTTTCTTGCCTTTCCCAGACAATGGGTTAGAATCGACGTAACGCTGTCAGGGCGACATCTGGCCGAGGACCGTGCCCTCGAAAAACAACCGATACCCAAGCGTGTGCGACAGCACAGGCACCTCGCTACATCTGACGCGATAGTCAGTGCCGAAGTGGCCAGTAGGCCACGATTGTTTCCAGCCTCAGTACGGAGGTTGCCGCAATGGCACAGACCGATTTTTCTCGCCTGGAAGAGACCGAAAAGGTCGTCTGGGCTCGCGACTCTTGGAAAGTCGCCCGCGATAACAGCGTCATGATGCGCTACGTCGGCGACGATCCTGGCTCCATGGTCCAGCGGGTCAAAGAACTGACCAAGACCGAAAAGGGCGCCAAAGCCATCATCACCCTGGTGTACGACCTCGAAGGCGACGGTGTCGCCGGTGATCGTCGTCTGAAGGGCAACGAAGATACCCAGAGCCTCAGCCAGCAGGAGATCGTCATCGATCAGCTGCGCAACGCTGAGATCAACGAAGGCCGTATGTCCGAGCAGAAGTCCGTCGTGAACTTCCGCAAGACCGCCCGCGACGCTCTGGGTTACTGGCTGGCTGAGCGCATGGATCAGATGTTCTTCCTGACCCTGTCCGGCGTCCAGTACACCATGAACAACAACGGCACTACCCGTGTCGGTTCCGATCTGCCCTACCTGGACTACGCCCCGGGCGCCGATAAGGCCCCGACTACCAACCGGTACTTGGTGTGGGACAGCACCGGTTTCGGCGTCAACAGCGCCAATACCGACCTGGTGGCTGCGGACACCCCGACCTGGCAGATGCTGGTCGAGGCCAAGGCCTACGCCAAGGAAAACTACATCAAGCCGATTCGTGGCGGTAACGGCATGGAGGTCTACAACGTCTTCATGACGCCCACTGCCCTGGCCAAGCTGAAGCTGGACAGCGATTTCCTGGCCGCCTGGCGCTCCGCGATGCCGCGCTCTGCGAACAACCCGCTGTTCAAGGGCGCCGAGGTGATCTACGTCGATGGCCTGGCTATCTACGAGGACCGCCGCACTTACCACTCCAGTACCTGGGGCAGCGGCGCCGTCGCCGGTTGCCGGACCCTCATCTGCGGTGCTCAGGCGCTGGGCTTCGCCGACATCGGTATGCCGTACTGGGTCGAAGAGGGCGAGGACTACGAGAACCAGCAGGGTATCTCTGTCGGCAAGATCTTCGGCATGATGAAGCCGCAGTTCCTCGGCAAGACCAGCGGCACTCTTGAGGACTTCGGCGTCCTGTGCATCGACCACGCCCAGTAAGCCGGGCTTGAAGGGGCTCGTCCTGCGGGGCGGGCTCCAAAAGGAGAAACCACAATGTCTGTTACCAAGCCTTATGGCGTTCAGGGCAGTTCCTGGGCCTACATTCCGTTCTCGTACGACGACTTCGGTGCGTCCGGCGTGGAGGAAGAGGCCTTCGACATGCCGAAAGACGCTCTGGTGGTGGGCGGTCACCTTCAGATCACCACCCCGTTCAATTCCGGCACCTCCGATACCCTGACTGTGGGTGACGAGGACGACGATGACGAGTACGTCGCCGGCGTAGACGGCCAGGCCGCTGCTCGGTCTGCTCTGGTGCCCACCGGCCTGGCGTACACTGCGCCCAAGGCCCTGGTCATCAAGTGGACCGGCGTGGGTGCTGCGCCCTCCGCCGGTGCTGGCTATCTGGCTGTCGAGTACATCCGCACCGGCCGCCAAGACCAGCACGTCTGACGATACCTAGCCGCTTGGGGGCTAGTTTTGGGGCAGGGGTTCCCTGTCCCCTTTTTAGCCTCCTGGCGGCTTTTCACCGGCAAGTGCGGACGATCGAAGCCGCGCGATAACCAGGAGTCTACCCCAAGATGGCGATTTTCAACCGAATTGTGAAACGCGTGCCCATGGTCTCTCATGGACGCGATTATCTGCTGCGCTCTGGCCTGGGATACACTGTGAACTACCCGAAGGGCGAAGCGGTGCCGACCCCCGTCGACATCATGGACGAAGCCATGGCCGTCGGCATTGTCCTGGCGGACGAGAGCGACGCGCCGAAGCCCCCGGCCGAAGACGAGGCGCCGCCCACCGGCAAACTGCGCGAGGACATGATCCTCGATGCCATGCGCGACATGGTGATGAAGAACGAGCGCGGCACGTTCTCTGCCGGCAAACCGAGTGTGAAGGTCTTGATCGAGCGCCTGGGCTGGGACATCGACGCTCGTGAGCGCAACGCGCTCTGGACCAAGCTCCAGGCCGAATTGGCGGCTGGCGATGCTTGAGTCTGTCTCCGATCTACTCACGTCGTTCCGACGCCTTGCTGATGACGAAGGCATTGATTCCCTGTGGTCCGACGCTGAGCTGATCGAATACGCGGACGAGGCGCATCGTGAGTTCGCCAGAGAGACCCTCTGTTTTCCAGATTCCACGACTTTCGCCCCGGCCGTGACCACTGGTGATCCGTGGGTCAAACTCGACCCACGGATCATAAAGGTTCGACACGCCATCTTGGCTTCCCGCCGTGGTGTTGTCTCCAGGAAAACTTTGGACGAGCTGGCCGAGATCTTGTCCTGCAGCGATTATGGGCAACAGCAGGCGTATGACTGGGAAGTCGACACCGGCACTCCGCGATACCTTGTCACGGATCTGGATCCGGCGCGCGGGCGGCTGGTGCCCATTCCGGTCGAAGACGACACGCTGTCGCTTACGGTCTACCGCGAACCGAAATATTCGTTCACTTCTATCAGCGACCTCATAGAAATTCCCGATAAGTTCCGGCGCAGTCTGCTCTACGGGATGATGGCGCGCGCAGCGGAGAAGCAAGACATCGACGCATTCGGCATGTCCTCCGCGACTGATTTCCAGCTGCGCTGGGAACGTGACTTGGTCGAAGCGTATGCCTTCTTCCGGCGCAAGATGCGGCCGGCTGGTACTACAGGGTATGGCGGGATATGAGCGTATGGCGGGCGACACGGAGAATCCATGGAATCGGGTAGAGCGAAGACTAGATTACGTCGAGCGCGAACTGGACAGGCGTAAAGACCATGCTCACGAACTCGAACTGGAAGTTCGCGAGTTATGCACGCGCATGAGCGCCATGAACGATGTCCTGAAGAATGTGCTGGCCGGTATCAAGGTCAGCAGGGACGGCATAACTGAGCTGACCAAACGGTTTGACGCGCATCACATCAAGGACATGGAGCGGCGGATCACCGATACCGAAGCCAGGGACAAAGAACGCCGGGCCAACCGGCGTTTTCGCATCACGACCGTGCTGTCTGTTCTCGGTGTTTTTGTGGTCGTGGTACAGATCTACTTCCAACTGATATTCCATTCTGGCGGGTGAGATCATGGCTGAACGAGCGTTTTCCACCATAACTCGCGGAGACACGCGGACTGTTCGGTTCACCGTACAAGATGGCGAGTCGCCCAAAGACATCACTGGGTATTTGTTCTTCTGCACGCTGAAGGCCAACGAGGACGACCCGGACTCCGCAGCCGCGCTGCAGGTGAGTACGACGGTCGGAGATGACGCGCGCGACGACGCGGCCGGCGGTATCTGCTACCTGGTCTTGCCGTCTACCGCCACTGCTGCAGTCGAGCCTGGGGCGTACTTCTATGACTTGCAGCGCGTCATACCCGGGTCTCCGCCCGAGGTTAAGACGCTGGAGTCTGGCTGGGTGCAGGTGAAGTACGATGCGACGGAGGCCACGTCGTGAGCGATCGGATCGATGTCGTAACCGAGAATGTGCAGATCGACTTGGTTGACGTCTCTGTACAGGACGGCGCGTTCCCGAGTGTTTCTGAGATCACTGCGCTTGTCGAATCGCAGGTGGCGTCTGAAGTGGATGCGTCTACGTTCGACGCGGACCAGGTCAACCTGGTCGACGCCGGTGAGTTGTTCGACGCCACGGATGTAGAGGCCGGGATGGCCGAGATGATGGGCGCCCTCGATACACACGAGGCCACCACGACCAATCCTCACGAAGTCACGCTGGAACAGGCCAGGGCCGCCGGTAACACCCTGTCTGGCAATATCAACGCCGGGTCCAATACGGTCACCGCGCTGGCCACGCCGAGCGCCGACTCCGACGCCGCCACCAAAGGTTATGTAGACAGTGTCCTGCAGGGCTTGGATTGGCAGGACAGCGTCCTGGATCGCGATCTTGCTACACCGCCTGTATCCCCGGCCGAGGGCGATCGATATATCGTGGCGGTCGGCGGCACTGGCGCTTGGGCTGGGCACGACAACGAAATTGCCGAGTGGGATGGCACGGCCTGGGAGTTCCCGACACTTGCCAACGGCACGACGACTTTCATCATCGATGAGAATCGGTACATCCGCTGGAATCTGTCTTCGTGGGTAGCCTTCGGCGCGGCGCCGGATCACGGCGCCCTCACTGGTCTGGGCGACGACGACCACACCCAATATCACACCGACGCTCGGGCGCTATCGTGGCTGGGCACGCGTGACACGGATGATCTGCCCGAAGGCGCGAACCTCTACTACACCGAGCTGCGGGTTTCGTCCAACGCGGACGTGGCCGCGAATACGGCTCACCGCTCCAGCGACGGCACGGACCACACTTTCATCGACCAGGACGTGCGGCAAACGGCCAGTCCTGAATTTGCGGGTCTGTCGCTGACTGCCTTCAGCGGCATGCTGAAGGCAGTGGCCGGTGCGCTCGAAGACGGTGTGGATACTGATGATTTGCCTGAAGGCGTTGTCAATTTTTACTACACCGAAGCGCGTGTCGCGGCTAACGCGGACGTGGCAGCCAATACTGCGCATCGATCCGGCGACGGTTCGGATCACACTTTCATCGATCAGGACGTAACGCAAACTGGCAGCCCGACGTTTGCCGGCATCACTCTGCCAGACGACAGTTTGGATGTGGGGGATTTGGCGGCTGGGGCGTTGCCGAACGACGTGACGGTAAACAATGGAAATTGGTCCGGCACTGACTTGGCGATCGCCAACGGCGGTACCGGTGCGAGCGACGTGGATACGGCCTTAGTCAACCTTGGCCTGGGCCCCTTCGATACTGTCGATTTCGCCAATGTGTTGCTGAATGAGCAGACGTCGACTTGGCTATCGACTCCTGTCGACGTCTTACTCTACAACACTGCGGATGACGACGATCCCAACTGGATCAACGACGCCTCGGCGTCTTGGTACAACGAAGAGTTGAACACGGCGACCCGTGGTGCGACCCGTCCGTTCCCCCGATTGGCCCTGCTGGTTCTGGAAGCCAACAAGCTGACGATCTACGACGCCACTGACCCGGCGCTGCCGATGTGGCGCGTGAGAAACGCATTAGCGGGAACGAATGGGAAAGAGTTGTGGAGAACAGGATACCCACCTAAAGCAGTGGAGGCGAAAAATGGCCGCATCTACTGGGCGTTGAACATAGGTGGAAACTATTACGCTGAAGGGGTGTGCTTTGAAGATTTTGTCCTCGATTTCGTCGGGCGATATCCAACAAGCGCGGCGTTAGGCGGGACAAGTACGCAAAGCATCGTTGAATACACCAATCAAGACTTGGTACCGAATCTTCCGGCCATCGTCAACGCGTCAAGCAACGACATCGCCCTGACCATCCTCCCCGACACGCCCATCGATCCTGTCCGCAAGATGCGGACGCCGACCGTCGCCGTCGCAACAGATGGCGGCGTGAGTGTGATTCATGCGGATGGAAGTGTGTATGACATTACCGGGCAGGTCGCTGGTGTGACTGCTGTCGAGTTCGATGGTGAACACGTTTGGTGTACTGGTGGGTATACCAATTTCATCGAGCGGCATCCGATTACCTATGCCGACACGACGAACGGCACCAGCCGAGAAATAAACCTGAATTACGTTACGACTCCGGCCATTTGGTCTGGGTCGCAATTCCTGAAAGGTCAGGTAGCCGTCAAGCCCGGGCAATTGGCGCTTGGCGTATCGACAAGTTCTACGTCATTTCCGGGTTCCGGGTTGGAATTGCTCAAGACCGCATACGGTGTACTGAGCGATGACGCCATTGCCTACATCACCAGTCAATACAACACCGGCTGGATGCACGGCGCGGTCAAAGGCGCGTGGCTTGCGGACACGACCGAGGAAACCATCGGCGTTGATGAGTCCACCGAGTTGGTGACGAATGGAGAGTTTAACACCGATTCGGTATGGATTAAGGGGACCGGTTGGAGTATTTCCGGGGGAGTCGCGTCCTGTGACGGAAGTCAAGTAGCAGCAAGTTCCCTGGCACAAAATCTTAACAATCTGACAACCGGCGCCATCTATAAAGTCTCTTTTACAGTATCCAACTATGTCTCCGGAAATGTGAACTTTAATCAATTCGGAGATGGCAAAGTAAACATGTCGGGTGTTTCCGGCAATGGGACGCACGAAGTCACATTCAAGGCTGTCTCTTCTACCCCCTCAATTGGTATTGTTGCTGATGTCGATTTTGTCGGTGACGTCGATGATGTTTCCTGCAAACGCACCGGCAACCTGATCGAAAATGGCGACTTTACCTATTCGACGGCGGGGTGGACTATAGGTAGCGGCTGGACTATCTCGGGGGGATCTGCATCTTGCGATACTTCCGTCCCCGGGGCGGGCGTAGTAACTGCGTTGAGTCAAACTGTCACCGGGCTTATAGCCGGTGCGGCATACGTATTTTCTGTTGAGGTGTCTGGCGCGACAAATATCGAGGCTAACGAGTTGTTCTTAGGGTTTGCTGGGGCCAATGAGCAAGTTTCCTCAGATGGGACTTACGTTAGGACCGTCCCCGTTTCTTCTACTTCTGCTGACGTTTTGATTTATTTTGGAAGCGGACAGGATGGCAATGAGACGGTCAACATAGATAATATCTCCGTCCGCCTCGCCGATCCCGACCGCAGCGTGAACAACAAGGGCCTGGAGGTCCACGGGCAGATTACGAAGGCTCCTGTGGCGACCGGCGCGGAACTTGTCGCCTACAGCGGCTTCAGCGCGGACGACTACCTCGAACAGCCGTACAACAGCGCCCTGGACTTCGGGACTGGGGACTTTCATTTGTTCTGTTGGCAGTTTTCCGATAGTTCATCTGCGGATAGATACTGCATCTCTCGCGGTATTCCAGGGGGGGCGACTCAATTGTTCGTAACCTCTGGGGGCAATGTTAGGGCCTACGTCGGCGGAGCAGGCGTTTCAACCTCTATCGACCTAAGGGATTCCGCATGGCACGCTATTTCTTTGGTCAGGGCGTCTGGTGTTGCGTACCTTTACATTGACGGCGTTTTGAGAGCATCGGCGGCTGCCAGTGGCTCGGTCACTCAGTCCGAGGCAAGTTTATATGTCGGTGTGTACGCGCCCGACGTCAGCCTGTACCCCTGCTTATCTAAGCTCGCCCTCGTCCGCATCGGCGCAGGCGCACCCACCGCCGAACAGATCCGCGCCTTCTACGAAGACGAACGCGCCCTGTTCAGCGCCAACGCGAAATGCACCTTGCCCGGCTCCAGCGATGTCGTCAACGCCCTGGCCTACAACCGATGGCGCGATACACTACATGTTGGTACAGGGGCTGGGAAAGCGACGTTCAAGGGTCTTCGTATAGTAGAAAGCGATACCGAAGGTGCGACCACTGTGATCGATGCGCTGGATCACGATGAGGTTTTCAACTGATGTCTGTGTATACAAAACTGGGTAGCACCAATCTGCGAAAGCTTGCGGCAGAGTTGAAAGTACTTCTGCAACGGAAACCTGTTGTCGACACTCATCTTGCGAACACGGGCAACCGCCATGATGTCATGCACTCACAACTGAGTGATAACGGGGCATATACTCATGCTGACATTGATGCTCATATTGACTTCGTCGATATTGCTGGACGGTCTGCTGAGAAGATCGATATCCCTGTCGACGTCTTGCTCTACAACACTGCGGATGACGACGACCCCAACTGGATCAACGACGCTTCGGCGTCTTGGTACAACGAAGAGTTGAACACGGCGACTCGCGGTTTAACTCGATCCTTCCCGCGCCTCGCCCTGCTGGTCCTCGAAGCAAGTAAGCTGACGATCTACGACGCCACTGACCCCGCCTTGCCGATGTGGATGGTGTTCAATACAGGGACGTATTACGCAATGCTTGCGGTTGCTGTTACGAAACCGGCAACCGCTGTTGCGGCAAGGAATGGGCTAGTCTATGTCGCGTCAGGGGCGACAAACGGAGCACTATCTATCTTTGATTTTGTTATGGACATTACGGGGATAATGATAAATGGAACGGATCGTTACTATCCTCGTGATATAGCAGGAAGAAATACAGCAGTATCGACCGTAGAACCTAACTACTGGGTCGGATACCTTGTCAACCGAGACGTCAACGACATCGCCCTCACCATCCCCCCCGACACCCCCATCGATCCTGTCCGCAACATGCGGACGCCGACGGTGGCAGTCGCAACCGACGGTGGCGTGAGCGTGATCCATGCCGACGGCAGCGTGTACGACCAGACCTACACCATCGCCAGCAATACACAGGCCCTGCGCGTAGCGTTCCCCGATGATGGTGGCCTGTTGTGGGTAAGCCGCGATTACAGCACTGATGACGGCGTATATGTGGCCCGACTCAAAGCCATTCCGGCCTCCGATGACGCAACTTACCCAGATACGCACTATCGGGTGAATCAATTCAGTGGCGAGTCCCCCGCCGCCGCCCTGACCCTGCCGGGCGCGACCTCCCAGATCACCAGCACCATCAACGACATGGCCCGACTGCGCGATACCGTCGCCGCCGCCCGCGTCTGCGGCCTGAGCCTGATCCGCGAGGATCTCGACACCCCCGCCAATGGCGCAGTGGCGCACGTCACCAGCACCTACAACACCGGCTGGATGCACCGCGCGATCAAAGGCTCGTGGCTTGCGGACACGACCGAGGAAACGGTTGGTGTTGATGAGTCCACGGAACTGGTCACCAATGGGACGTTTGATACGGATACTACGGGATGGACTGCTTATAACTCAGCAATTCTGTCTGTCGATACCAATCGGCTAAAGATTACCAACGGCGGCCCAGCGTATGGCGCAGCTTATCAGACGATCCCTACAGTTGTCGGCGAAACTTACATAGC